AGATTGTACCACTCTTTGCCTAAACAGTAAATGTCCTGCTAAGAGGATTCTTTTTAAGGGGTTTATTTTTTTTAACTGTTTTTTTATCTTTTTTCTTTTCATCTCTGGCACCTCTTAATTTGCCATCAACTTGTTTGGATATTTGTGATCTTGATATTGTCATTTCTCTCCTAATCTTTGTTATATTGTGGTAAACCAACTAAATTAAAGTTACAAGGTATGGCATATTTTACCTCATTTTTTTTAATTGTTCTAGTTTGGTGTTTCATAAAACCACTAAAAAAAACGAACAATCCTGCTTCTGGATATACTTCCATATTTGATTCTGGAAAAATTAAAGGAGTAGAACAATCGTTTAAATAAAGTATAGCAGACCAATCACATCTTCTATGATTGTGAAGTTTTGTATAATTATTTTCTTGCATTTTTATACCCCAAGCCTCTATCAACTGTAAATTTTGTTCAAAATTATATTCTATATGAGTTAAAAAATTAAAAATTATTTTCGATAAATATTCATCATTTACAAATGCTGTCCAATTAGTCATTTGACCTTTTACATTTGTCATATTATTTTTTGAATTATCTTCTTTTAAAGAATGTTCTATTTTGTTTATAAAATATTCTGAATCGAAATCGCCTATTTTTGCTTTAATAAAAGTGCTTTGTATTAGTAAAGGTTTTTCTAAATGTTGGATTACGTTAATCATACCAAATCTTTAGCTTTACCAATCACAGGTTTGTATTTAGTTTTACCTTCTGATTTGTACGCGTGTAAGAATTGTTTTCTTGGTTGGTCAGGTGTATAGCTGCAATGTATCCACCCACTGTTCGGCTCACCAGGAGTGTAGAACTCCAATATTAATTGATCGTAGTCTAGATTCTGATTGATCCAATCAGCTAATTCTGCATTGTCTGTTCCCATCACTTCAAAATCCGCAGCCTCTGCACGGGCATGTTGACTGTTGACTGAGCTACCTATCTTTAGGCACAGCTGCTCGCTACGGAATCCGCTAGTCACTTTAACTCTACCGAAGTGATCCCGAACGGGTTGCAAAATATTTTCACAAAGTGCTTTTAGTTTTTCTATTTGACCAGAGTTTGGATTATTATTTATATCCAACCTGATTGCAGTGTCAGATTTAATTAGCTCTTGAAGAGTAAAGTTACGTGAAAGATTCATATTAATTTATTTTACCATTATTTAGTAGTTTGTAAAAGTCATTAGTAGTCATAGCATTATCCACACAATACTTAGAAAAAACTCCTATTTCATTTAATTGCTGTTTGGCTATATCATATAATCCATAATATTCTAACTCTTTTTTTGCTATTTCACTATCAAAAATTTCATAACCATGACCAACTTGTAACCACAAAGCATTACTTAAACCGTGTAATCTACCTTTGTGATGATAATCGTGTTTTCTTGGCATTCTTTTTTTCCAAGTGTACATCTTTCTTTTAAACTCTTCTGTCCATCTTTTTTTAGATGAAGACTCTATCCAAAAATCTGTATCAGTTCTTTTTGTTTGATAATGAAGTAAAATAAAATCTCTTATATCATCAATAAAACTTGTAATGTGATCGTTGTAATTTTTTTGTAAATAATAATCATATAAATCCAAAGTATCATTTAAATAATAATCACAAAAATGTTCGACTTGTTCAATTGTTGTATGTAAACCGGTAGCTTCCAAAGGTTCTATAAAATTAGAACATAGCCCTACTGCTAAAACATTTTTAATCCAAAAATTATTAAGTCTACCTACTTCAAAGTTTATTGTTTTTTTAACTTCAATCTCCTCATTAAAACACTCATTCATTTCTTTAACTGCATCCTCATCGGAAACCATATGCCGATTTATTATGTAACCTCTTCCTGTTCTTTCTTGTAAAGGAATTTCAAATGTCCAACCGTATTTTCTTGCAGTTGCTGTAAGATGATTTTTCAGTATATCATTTTCCTTATTTTTTTTAGGAAATAAAATAGCTCTATTTGTTAATAAATTATTTTCATAAGAAACAAAATTTACTCCCATATCTTTAATTAAAGTTTTATGCCATCCAGAACAATCAATAAATAAATCAGCGTCTAACTCTTTACCAGATTTTAATTTTAAAGTTTTAACACCACCAAGATCATTTTTGATAAAACTTTGAATTGTATCCTCAATTCTTGTTATTCTGCCTGTAGATAAACATTTTTTTCTAAAATAATCTGAAGTTTTAAAGGCATCTATGTGTAAACCATCATCTAAATCATGCATCATTTGATATTTATCTCCATGTTTTACATAATATAATTTATCTTGAAGCATCAATTGATTTTGAAGTGGTATTACATAATTTAATTTTTCTGCCACATGATAAATTCTAATATGGTCATAGTCTTCTGTTGGATATTTTTTCCATCTTTCAAAAGAAGATCCTATGGGGCTAACAAATGAATGGTTTTTTCGTAACCAATCCACATGTCTAATACCATATTTGTAAGTGGCTCCTGTTTCTTTTAAAAAATTTCTTATACCTCCTAAATGAGTATGATCATCTATTAGTTGAGAAATAGTCCCTGTCGTGCTTTCTCCGACTCCAACAATTGGTATTTCTTTAGATTCTATCAACGAAATTTTTATTTTTGGATTTAATTTATATATAAGTATGGATGCAGTTATCCAACCAGCTGTGCCTCCTCCAACGATAACTATTTTTTTAATCATAATTTTAATTGACTATCATGTTCTCCAATTTTTCCAATAGGTAATAAATTAAAAGCTATTGAAACTCTTTCAAGATCAGAAAAATTTTCTAATACTTGATGATATATCTCAGAAGGAAAAATTAAAATTAAACCATCTGATGGTTCTATATCCCAAAAATCAGAATTGTAGATATTATAACTTTTTATATTTAAATGAAAAGTTTTATTAAATAAATTTTGAAATTGAATTTTTCCACAATTTTTTTTAGTTTGTACGTAAAATACACCACTAAACATACTGTTTAAATGATTGTGAGCGTGTGATTTTTGGCCTGGTAAAGTTCTAGTTATCCAAGAAGTGGTTATTTTAAATTTGTTTTTATAATGTAAATTGTTGTTAAGAAAGTCTTCATAAGATATTACAATTTTTTCTTTTAATTCATTCAATTCAGCCATATTAAGTACATTGTAATTTATTGCAATATCACTAGATTTAGAATCGTCTCTTGATTTACTTAAATGAAAATTATTTAAAATGTTAAAAATTTTTTTGGTCTCTATATTTATTTTATTAATATAAATTGGTTTAGAAAATATCGGAATAATTTGCACAAAAAAGTTTTATTTCAAAATTAATTTCTTAATACTTTTGCTACCATCTATGTTCAACTCTAATTCAGCCATCGACTTTAGGCACTGATACTTTACTTTGCTATCTGGTTTTAACTGACGTTTTGCTACACGTGAACCCTTGAGACATTCAGACATTGAATTCTGGATACGTGCCTCCTTGATCTCTCCGTTGATTATCATAAGTAAAGCTATCACCATCTCTGTCATTCATGACTCCCGTTTGCTCTAACTTTATCTTTCAGCTCTTCGATATCAGACAATGCTTGATCAAGCTGCTCTCTTAAAAACTCGATATTTACTTTATTGGTCATGTTCATCTCTTGAGTCTCTTCCATTTTCTCAACGGACTTGTACAAATCCTCGATTAAAAAATGTTGCTCCTGATCTATGGGGACTTGTTCACTTCGCTTTAACAAATCATTTTCAAACAACTCACGTGATGTCTCTAGTGAAACTAACCTGGCCGTAAGCTCCGTATAAGCGAACACGCCAGCTGCAACGAGCACGATCAAGCTAGCAACCGTCTTCATCGGCATCTGCACCCGTGCTTCTTCTCCTATGTTGAGTGGTTTATTAGCCAAGTTTCTTTCCTTTGTTTATTCCTTTTTTGATAATATAAGATTGTGTTCCATTAGCTCCTATTTTAACTTCTTTTTTTAAATTTTGAAATAGTAGCATTTCTTTATATTTTTTTTCACTTTTTTCTCTAAATCTATCTAATACTTTTGTATCTCTCATTTTAATAACCTGTTGGTCCTCCACATAGAGCTAAAAAAACTAATAACAGAATAAGAGTACCTGTAAAATAGTAGTTCATCCTGTTTAGCTCCATATTTACCTCTGTAAAAGTTCCGACTATTGCCGGAACTTTTATTGTTTATTATTAACCAAGCCATATTGCTGCTATTACTATTGCAGCAACGATAGCTAAACCAATTTTGTGATCTGCCCAATAATGAGCCCACGCATTTTTTATCTTATCTATCATTTTTAGCTCCTGTTTTCTTTTTACCACATTTACATCTTGGTGCAGTAAAAAAGTTCCATAAATTATCCATGAAAGAACACATTTTGTCTAGTCCCCCAAAAAAAGCGTATATCCATTTATCAATCATTTTGTTCTTTTTCAAAACCTTCTTGTAATAATTCACTTACTGATTTTTCTTTTTCTTCCATTTCATAAAACATCTTATCACTATCTTCTGTAACCATGCCACTGTTTTCTGCATCCCAATACGTAGTTTGGACTTTATAGTCAGGCCAAGATGTGTCAGTAGTGTAACTGTTAACATGCCACAGAATGCGATTATTAGGCTGAGCTGCATAATTACCGTTATCAAGAGCCAATATATGTGCACACTTGTGTTCTTGAGGAATTTCAGAATGTTCAACATTCAATATATTAACATCTGGGTGTCCCCAATCAATAGTAAATAGATATTCTCCGTGATAAAATTTTTTGTCTAAACCTAGATATTTGCCTTTTATACCAGCCAACCAATCGAAGCTATGAACACTAGGCCAATAACTGAAACAGTTCCACAGTTCCAATTCGTGCGTCTGCATATCCGGCACAGAGGCTCTATCGAACTCTTTTTGAAAAAACGCTGATATAGGCAAGCGCCAAAAGCACGCGCCATTGGGTAACATAATGTTAAATAAGAGTGCACGACCTGAAATGGAAGTAAGGCCAAAGATAACACAGTCACTATAGCCTCCTTGATGTTTTTTAAAATCATAAAGATATTCCTTTCTTACTTTACAATATATTGGAGGTAGATTTGCATTTAAATAAGCCATTTAACATTTCCATCTTCTCCTTGCAGCACATATTCTCTTATCAGGAGTTTTACTGCAATTTACATTGTGCATTTTCATTTGTCCAGCACTTCTTGCACAATAAGATTTTCTACGTTTGGCTGCTTTAGATCCTTTTTTAACTTTTCCTGTGACAGCTGTTTTTAGTTTAGAACCAGGATTCATTCTTCTGTAAGCAGCAACACCGGCTCTAGTCATTCCTGCACCTGATTTAGTGCTACGATAGTTTTTCTTATTACGAGCAGGCATACCACCTCTCTTAAAAAATTCTATCTCTAATCCTAAATCAGCGTAATAATCCATCTTACGTAAATGTAATAGTTACACCACCTGTTCCTGATATAGTTGCATGAATACCTTCTTCAAACAAAATACCATTACCAGGAAGATACATATCTAAACCTTCTTCTCCAAAAAGATAAGTAGCAATTACGCTTCCTGTAGCACCACCACTTCTAAAAATGACAGAACCACTCGCACTGTTTCCTTTTCCTTGTATCGAAGTAAGTCTTGCTCTTTTACCCGTAGCTACCATTTGAGCTGTGGATGTTGCATGAGCACTCGATTGATCTGATGAAAAACTTCCTCCACCCATAATTTTCTCCTATAGTTGTGGCTCCCGAAGGAGCCACTAATTAATTATTACTGTGCATCAAAAGGTGTTGCAATTGATCCAGAACCAACAAGCTGACCCTCTACAGCATATAAGTTAGCTGCGATTGCAGTAAATTTAATTCTTGAACCTTTTAGACCACCTGTTGTGGCAACAGATGCTCCTGCTTCACCATTAAGATTAACTTCATTGTCATTAGTTGCTACAACAAATTGTTTACCGGCTACTGACGCATCAATACCGATTGTAGCAGCACCAATAAATTTGTCATCTGTGCTAGCAGTTTTAATAGTTCCTGTGAAATCATCAATAAAAAGAATTTCAAAAGTTGTACCTATTGTGTTTTTATTATTTGGATCACTTCCTGGTCCTGCGATAGCAGAATCAGCAGTTGAAATAATTGCAGGTAATGTTATTGCAGTAGGTGTTGCTGCTGGATCCATTGTTACTAATCTTCCAGCATGGTCAGCAACAGTTAAATCTGTTGCTAAAGTAACTGCTTTTACTGCAGCAGGTCCTAAATTAATAAAGCCATTTTTTGATCTGACTGGCCCGTCAAATGTAGTATTTGCCATAATTTTCTCCTTTGTATAGCGTTCATTATGTAGTCTCTATACCGTCTGCCTAGTCAGTCTACATAATAATTTATTCTAGGTATTTTTATTATATATAAAAAAAGGGGCAGAGTAAACTCCGCCCCTTTTAAGTTAGTAATTTTAATTACTATTAACTAGTAGGTAAGTTTCCGTTACCAAATACACATCTTGGATCAGAGAATCCAAAAGAGTATCTTTCTCTAGCTTTAAATCTTACGTTTCCTGTATCGAAATCACCTTCCATAGCAGTTTTAATTGGACTTCTTACGAAGTGTTTAAAACCGTTAGGAACATCAGTTAACAAGAAGTATGAATCAGTGTCAGATAAGAAGTTATTTACAACATATCCTTCTGGAACCATACCCATGTTAGCGATTGCGTTGATGTCGTTATCAGCAGTGCCGACTCTTTGAGGAGACTTCATAATTCTCTCAGCAGTGAATTGTAATTCTTTTGGAATTACCATTTTTCTACCTTGAGTAGCTATTTTTAGTCCTCTTTCATCTACAAATGATGCAATGTCAATTAACGATTGCTCAAGTGAAGTTTCGTTAAGGTCTGCAGCCACTGCTAAAACGTTTGAGAAAGTTCCACCTGTTGCAAGAGGGTGTGCAGAGTTAATTAAAGAAACTCCGTCACCACCGTTGAAACCGGTTGCTTTCTGTGCGTTGTTTAACACTGACGCTGCTTTTACTTGTTTAGTGTTCGACATAGATCTTGCAAGAGCTCTTGTGTATCTTGCAGCTAATCTGTCGTACAGGTTATCTTCGATTGCTTCCTCAGTAATTGAGAACGCTAATGCTACAGTTTCGTGTGAGTATCTAGCTGTGAAAGTTTCACCCGCTGAATCAAACGTTACTCCTGCACCTTCTTGTTTAACCGGTGCTGAAGCGAAACCGCTTAACATTACTTCCTCTTCGAAAGCTCTGTCAGATGTTTCAGTAGGGAAAATCTCCGCATGTTGATTTTCATATCTACTGTATTCCAGGCCGAATAAAGCATTCAAACCTGGCTCTAGTTCTTTAACTAGTTGTGATCGTGATATTGC